CATTTTATCACCCTTATCACTTTGTTCTATTTATAAGTAGGGTAAAGTGATAAAAACTCTAAAAGTTTCATCCACTTTCTATAAATATTATATCATAAATTTGTTATTTTGTCAATTTCTCCTATTATTGTTCGTGAACCATACTGAGTAACTCTTTGTTTGATGGTAGGTAAAATCAAATGGTAAAAATCTTCTACATCAATTTCCTTGTCTTCGATCACGTGCGCGAAAGCTGCTCCGCGCATTGACTCAGGGAAGGAACCACGAATATAAAAATGAAACATTTGATTTTCTAAATGAAAACATTGGTTAACTTCCCATATTTTATTAATGAGCATTATATGTTGTATAAATCTAGCCCACTTGAGTTTATCGTCTGTTAAAATTAAAATTTTTATCATTTCTTTTCTCCAAGTCAAAGATGGTATAATCATATTCATAACCATCTGGGTCGCAAATAGTATAAGCTAACTTACACAATAATTCTTTATTGATATAACAGCTTGTTGCCGTAAAGGTAATGCTAGCATTAGAATCCAATCGCATCATCGGTCACCTCAATAAGAAAAATTTAAACCAATCTGGTAAATCACTTGTAGCAATTAAATAAGCAATCAATAATACTATGGGCAAAGCAAACAAACCGGGGCAAGTAATAAGAATTATATAAAAGAAGTCTTTTATTTTTTTAAAAACCTAACGCATCATCAGTCACCTCATAATCATCAATAAAAATCTGAGGAATTACATTACCGCCCCAATAGTTTACATTCGCGCGACCTACAATTTCTAACTTGACCTTTGAATACTGCTTTAAATCCTCAATTAAATCTTTGGCATGGAATTTCATGTATGCGATACCGAATTTTTCAATTTTTACGGTATCCATATTCTTACCCATGATTTTTACGTCATTCATAGTGACATTAATATCAGCCACATGAATCAAAGGTTCGTTATTAGATTGTCCCCAAATACCATTATGCTCACCAATATCCAAAATTAAATCTTTGATGTCTTCATCAGCAGCGATTCGCTCAAAATTGACATCATAGCAGTTTTCACCGAAGTCAATATTTTGAAGTGCCTCATTGGCCCACTTATGGAACTTACTTAGGTAATCATCATCAATTGATACACCAGCTGCATTATCATGTCCTTGGACGTATTCAAACATTCCGCTCTTTTCCAAGAAATCTTTAAACGAAGCTAGCTCACTCTGATTCATACCTCGCATAGAGCCGCGGTCAAATCCTTCTTTATTCAGACGAGCTACAATAGTAGGACGCTTAAACTTGGCGCATAGCTTCATGGCGACAAGACCATTCAGCTCAGCAGGGAACTTGTCATCATTTTCAAGGCGCACAAATAAAATTCTATTTTCTAATAGTCCATACTTGTGAATTTTTGCTTCAATAGTATCAACTGCAACTTCCAAGGTTTTATTCTATCTATTGCGTGCATTACTGCATTCACGTGCAGCTTCAGTGCCTGCTTTATCAAGAGTACCTTTCGCGCCACGTTTGCCACTAGGAATCATTTTATCGCCATCGAGAAAAGCTTCAAACAGACGCTTTTTCTCTTCCATGGTGCCAACACGAATCATTGCGTTAACAAGAGGAACAATATAAAATGCTACACTAATTGGATTCATAGCATCAATCAGCTGTTGTTTAGATGCGCCCATTACGCCAGTGATTGAATAGGCTTGCTTTTCCATCAAAGCCCAAAGTAGCTTGTTATTTATATTTTTGAGGCCCTCGCGCACAATGTATCTATTTTCCATTTCCAGCATAGAGCCCATGTCACCAATGATACCCCATGCCGCGAGGTCCATATACTTGTCTGCATAAGATTTTCCCAATCTTGCATCCAAATAACGACAGAATTGATAAACAACACCTGCACCAGTTAGTTCTTTATTACGATAATTAGGAGAAAGTTGATTGTTGATGACAACAGCATTTTCACTTAATTTTTCGTCAGTAATGTGGTGGTCAAGAACCAATACGCTCGTTCCAATTTCTCCTAAGCGTTCATGGTAGTCATAGTCATTACTTGAAGAATCAGGCAAAATAACAAGACCATATTTCTTACCTTCTTCCATCAAATTCTCAATATGGTCTTGTAGTCCGTGCTGCTTACCTTCATGGAGAACATAGTCAATTTGACAATCTGGCATCCAATCTTTTAAATAGTTGTACATAATAGTAGCAGAAGTAAAACCATCATTATCAGAGTCAACAACAATCAAAATTCGCTCATCTAAGGCTAAAACACCAGCAAGAAGATTGGCTCCGCGCTCTATATTTTCCAAATCGCTAGGACTTTGTAAATGTTCTGCACCAGGTTCATAATATGCTTTTGGGTCTGCGATGCCACGACTCTTCAAAAGCTGATGAACATAGTCCTTCTTAAAATTTTCATTAATTAATTTTGTCTTCATTTAACTCTTACCCTTTTCTTTAGTAGTTGTAAAAAGACTTCTTCGCCCTTATCGGTTGGAGAGTCTTTCAAATTTAACAATCCCTCTCTATCATAGATAAAGGAAAAATTACAATATTGTCCGTATTTCTTACATAAGTTCCATAACTTATTGAAATACTTTTCTTCCCCAGGTAGTTCTTCTTTGTCAAAACAAATTACAATTTCACTGGGCGCACAGAATTTCATAAGTATATTTAACTGATATTTATTAAAATTACTTCCGCATACAGCAGCCGAACAGTTTGGAATGGAAAAGCCGTCCATTTGTAAAACCGACTTTTCAGATTCAAATAGATAGCAAATTCCATTTCGTCGAATATTCATATAAGTTCTATCCAATCCATATAGATTCATAGATAGAGGATGTTTATACCAAATACCTTCCACTTGGATTGGTGCATATTTACCAATATTTTCAACTTCCCAATCGTTCAATGCGCGCCCTCTAATTCCCACAAGACGTCCAAGAATATCATAATGAGGAATTATGATTTTATTTTGAGAGATTGAATAGGATATATTAAATTTATCCATGGTTTCTTTGGTAATACCATCATCAAGCCATTCTTGTGGATAGGTTTGAACGAAACAATCAAGAACATAAGGCATATACTGCGGCAGTTCCTTCTCCTTTCGTTTTACTTCATAGCGGTCGCGCAGGCTTTTATATTTTTCAACTACAAAACCATCAATGCCCTTAAAATTAGAGCAATCGCGTACGACCTCATAGATGTCTTGATACCAGTCATATTCAATCTGTCGAGTTTCATAATAATGTCTTAGAAACTTGAAAATTGACATACCTTGGCAAGAGCTGTAACAATAAAAGAACTTATTGTTTTTGTAGTAATATAATTTCCAAGATGCTTCGTCCAAATCTATATTATGACAAGCAGTTTTGCAAATAAGATGACTGCCTTTGTCTTGCCAAGGAATGTCTAATTTATCCAAAAGTTGTTTTATCTTATCTTCATCTAGATTTTCTAAAAGCTCTTCATAATTCATACCTATACCTTCTTTCTTATTGCGCGCCCCACTCTAATCGGGTAAGTTAAATCTTTATTATAATAACTTTCTCCTTGGTTTATGCGTACAATAACATTTTGACTTACCTCATATTCCTTAGCAATCTATGCGAGAGTTAAGGTTCTATCCCTTAATTTTTCAACTATATCTTTAACAACTTCGTCTGAAAAATGCTTTCCATTTTTTGTTGCACGAAGTGGATAGTTGTATTTTGAAGAAGGGTAGGATTCACCCTTATTGATTGCTGTTAAGAAACCACCACTGCATCCATATTCTGCACAGATTTCAGAATATGACATTTTTGTATTTGCTATTTTATCTCTAATTTCTTCAATTTGCGCATCAGTAAGTTTAGTTCGATTGTTGCCGCCACGCTGTTGGTTATAACCATTTACTATTGTGTTGTAGTATTCTATCCAATAATCTTCGCGCGCGTTAGCCTCTTCTAGAGAGAGTTCACTTTCTAAAATTTCAAACTCGAACGCTTCTGCGCCATACTTGCGAATGGCGCGACTTAAAGGATAATTATATTCTGCGCGCAAATTGTTGAATGGCTCGTCTTTTTCATGTTGCTTTCTACGCTCGGAAATATTACAGGTTTGTCCTACGTAAACAACTTGTTTGTTTTCCTTTTTTCGATATATATAAATACAATGCATTCTTATCACCTCTATTTATAAGTGGTAATTATACATTTAGACTACATTTTTTTAGATTACATTTTTCCTTTTCTTTGCAAATTTTCTGATAACCCTCATCATCCCAGTTGTAAACTTCATGCTCATCTGCAAGAATACCTTCAATGAATTCTAAGCGGGAGTCGGTGACAAATAAATCTTGGAACCTCATTGTGCCCAAATCGGCCTTAATCCACACTCTAACTTGGCTCCATTGACCACTACGTACTTTAAAAATATCAAGCACTAAATTAGGTACTCCATATTTAGAAGTAATGGGCTCCAAGGTTTCCAATTCTTCTTTGGCTGGCCGCGCGAGAATACAACCATTATCTGCTTTATTTATTGTAGAGCGACCGCCTGCTAGAGATGCTTCATTACGAATGTTTTTATTATCATCTGCATTTGCATTTACCTGGGTTGAAGTAAACATTGCAACATTTAATTCGACCGCCAAATCTTTCAGTGCGGTCGCAAACATAAGCAATACCTCATCATTACGAAGAGAAAAACCTTGGAAAGTTGCCAATAAACTCGGATTGATAAAGACATAATCAAAAAATACGTAAGAAATATTCTTTAGTAAACAATTTTCTCTTACTAAGATTTTTACCAGTTCTATTGTTGGACTAGGCATCTTAATAACTGTAAAATTATCATAAGTTTTCATAATGTAAATCGCAATAGAAATGCGCTCGCGCTCTTCTTTGGTTAAATCGCCGTAATTAAAACGACTTTCATTTATACCAGTCAAATAAGCAAGAACCATTCTTCGAATCTGCTCATAGGTTTGCTCTGTAATAATAAATAGTACTTTTTCGTTATGACCAGTAATTTCCCAAGAGGAGGTTGAATCATTATAACTAATTGGATATGCAAGTTTGCATGCATCACCAACCGCATATCTGGTTTTACCACAACCACTGCTTGCAGAGCGAATAGTTAGTGTCCCCAATTGGGCGCCGCCTATGATGTGGCTGTAATATCTTCCTTGTAAAGATAATCCAACATTAACAGTTTCCGCCATTTCTTCAACAAACTCTTCTATACCATCGGACATATTGAACACTTCAACTTCACTGCTTTTAGCATAGGAGCTCTCCAGGGTCAAAAGTTTTCCTTTAACCTGGTCGCAAATATCTTTGGTTGTTAATTCTTCAAATTTTGCGTTTATCTCCATCGCGCGAGGAGATGCTAAGTCTTCTTCATAAAATGGTGTTATATCAAAACCTTGCTTCTTCAAGTCGCGCAGAAGATTTAACTTTTTTAGTTTATTGTAATAATAATCAAAATTATCTGGCTTGCTAAAATCAATAGCATCCTGTAAATATTCAATTCCATTGTTGCTATCAAAAATTTTCTTTCCGCTTGGGTCTTGTTCTAGAAAGTTAGCTACATCAATAGGTTCTATGCTGCCCGCGCCCTGTTTATATAAACCACTAATTGCTAAAAACAAATATTTCTCAAAGCGACTGGAAAAGTCTGTAATTGTTAAAGAATACTTATCCACTTCGCTAAGAAGCTGTGGGCGCTGTGCAAGTATCCCTAAAATTTGTTGAATTGAACTCTTGTCAGTCATTCGTCATCCTCTTCTTCTAAAATGGAAAAATCCACTTTTTGTTCTTTTTTCTTTTTTTGCTGAAAAATAACCTTGGCTTTCTGTGCACGGTCCTTTTTGATTTGTTCTTCAAGTCGTGCAACAATGCCTTTATCGGCCTGGTTTCTTTTACCCCAATATTCTGTTGCCTCTTCATATATCCAAGAAACAATGCCAATACCACCCTCACTTTTTTCAGTGGAATTGTGCCTAATATCATAAAAATATTTTAAAGAAAAGTAAATACCCTTGGGGGTTCGACCATCTTTTTCAACAAATTTTTTCCATTGTTGATTAAATTTTGGATAGTTTATACTAATTTTTAAATCCCTTTTCAAATAATCTTCTGCAGCAGTTTTCCAGATAGCTTCGTCTGCTTCAAATTCTATACCATCTTTTCCAATTTGTCCCTTTTTCTTTGCGAAATCATCGTAACACTTTTTGTGATAGTAGACTCGATTAGTCGGCTTTACCCAGTCCACTCCTTCAATAAGTTTTGGGTCTAATCTATTAAAAGCTTGTTTACAAATTTTACAATGAACGATAGCAGTAGCCATTATATCACCACTTTCTTTTTTAGCCTTATTTTCCTACCTATATTATACCATAAAATTCTCAAAAAGTCAAATTAGAAAAACCGTCCCTATTACTAAGGACGGTTTTATTATATATTTAGTCTTACAGCATATCTTTCATATCAAGGACAACCAAATTAAACAAATCAACTTGGTCTTCAGTAATCTCAGACAGCTTCATGGGACGACCAAAAATCATTTCTACCTTCTTTAAGATAGCAGGAGCATTTTCGGGGTCTCTCTCAACAAGCTCTCTCCAAAGCGCAGAAGCTTCCTCACGAATCTTCTTATAGTCCAAAGCCTCTTCGACTACTTGCTCAGTAGTTTCTACCACTGTCGCGCCGTCTAATTTTTCAGACTTATCAATCGCGTCAGAAATAGCAGCAACCAATTCATTATATCCAAACTTAATCTTGGGTGCTAAATACTTAAAACGACTGCCTGCCATAACAGTAGGAGTCTTTCTTGTATACAACCAACGTTCGGAGTTTCCTTCTTCGTCCCAGGTAATATCGATATAACCAATAATATCGACCAACTGGTTTACAATTTCATATGCACGCTTGGGAATTGCAGGACCAAGAATTTCAACTTCAGAATCATCTGCGCGCTTCTCAGTTCTCTTATCGACATGGGCAATAATTACAAGGCCATAGCCAAGCTGAGTGATTTTACGCAGACAAGATTCAAATTCTTTCTTACAAGCGGAATATCCGCCACCCCAAGGAATATCGGCAATTTTTTGAACACCATTTTGCGCGCAGATAAACTGTTCGCACATTTCCCAAGCGATACCAACAGTATCGATGGTTACGGTGTCATAAATTTGACGAGCTTCGGGTTTTTCAAGCTGGCGCAATACCAACTTAAAGTCGGACCACTTAGTAATGTCCTGAGGTCTAATGCCCGCAATAGCATTATAACCTTTTTCAAATGCAAGCAAAAGATTTTTAGGGAATTGACAAGCCATACTGGTCTTACCGACCTTGGGTAAGGAGTAAATACATACAAACTTACCCTTTAGGTCGCGAGAGATAGTAGTAGGCTAAATGTTAAAAATATCAATAGCCATTTATACTACCTCCGATATTAGAAACCGAGGTCGCTAAATCCGCCTTTCTTTGCGGCAGGAGCAGCCTTCTTGGCGCCTTCCTTTTCCTTTGCCTTTTCCTTCAGAGTAGCCAGATATACCTGACGCTCCTTCAAAGCCTCATTGATTTCATCTTCATCAAAGGCGAAATCACCATCCAGAGGAGTCTGGGTGCCGCCAGTGATAATCAGTTCGCTCACGGAAACAGTGCGTCTTTCCATACGAGGCTCACCAAAGTCAACTTCAACCATCTTTTCCTCAACAACAGAGGTAAAGTTCAGCTTACCGTTAATCTTAACGGTGTCCTTTTCAGTCCAATAGGAAGATACCGCGCTGATAACATTGGGGGAAGTAGCATAGAAGTCAACAACATCAACTTTGCCACCATACTGAGGCAGAATACCACGAATCTTGAACTTATCGGGAATTTCCACGCCATCCTTGTCAGTTTCATAACCCATAGCAGCAATCATGAATACAGCAGAGAAAGTTGCTTCAGGATTGAACTTAGTTGGGTCAGTAACCTTAGTAATAAAGGAAGCGTTAATGCGGGGATAGGAATTTAACTTATCGCCCTGGCCGTAATATTCATTCATACGAATATTAGCATTAGTAATGCGCACACGGTCTGCGGCATCAATACCACCAGCGGCGATGGAAACATATTCGTTCATTACGCGCTCGATAGAAGCGTAGGCAGGGTTGGGGCCTCCGTCGTTCTTCAGCTTGTTGGAGAACATATATACAGGGATATCCAGTTCAACATTTTCACCATTAATAGCCTGGTTAACACGAATCTTGATAGAACCGCCAATATATTCGATGGTTTTACCATTCTTAACAGTAGAACCGGTCTTTAAATCAATTTCAGAAAGGATACCTTCAATTTTTACAGAGTTTTCAGCTTGCTTTAGTGCCATTAGTTTTTCTCCTTGTTCATTTAAAAGTTTAATTTGATTTGGTTCTTTTGATTAAAAGTGGGGCGGAATCCCGCCCCTATATTTAATCAATTAGTCCTCAGAGGGAGTAAAAGCCTTACCAGCCTCAGTTAGAACAACATAGGTGATGGGCTTTGCGTCTTCGCCTTCGGGGGTAACCTTCTCACGCATAGCCAGACCCTTCTTCTCAGAGCACAGGTCGGTAACGTTAGCGTTGACAGAACGAGGGGTACGATTTAGGCCATTTGCCAACTCCTCGATGGAAACGCGGCCACCATTCTCGCGGACATAATTCAGAACTTCCATAGACTTTTCGGTTAACTTCATTGTGATTTTCTCCTTGTCTTTTCGACTTTGTTTTATTTTGTTTTTATTTAGAAGTGGCTTATTGCTCACTTTCTATATATATTATA